CGGCTGTCCAGACGGAGTTTATGACTTCTATCATAGGGCTTCAAAATGAGCAGATAGCAAAGCAAGAAGAAATTAACGCGCTTAGTGAGGAGCAAATCAACGATGTTATAAGTCGACAAGACCAAATTGACGAAATAGTTGAGGCAGGTCAAAACAGAGAGATTCAGAAGGTAAAGGATAAGTATCTCGCCCTTCAAGAGGAGGCGCGGTTGAATAATCAAATCTTAGTGGGTGCTGAGGAAGCACAAAGAATAGAACTTGAAGCAATCAATTCCAAGTACGATGCTATTGACAAGGCAAATGTAAAAGCCGTTTTCGATTCACGAGTTCAATTTGCAACCCAAGCACTCGGAGCGTTAGCAGCTTTAAACGAGGCGTTTTCGGGTGACTCAGAGAAGCAACAAAAGAAAGCCTTCCAACGAAACAAAGCGATCGGAATTTCAACCGCTATTATAAGCACCGCGGGAGCAATTATCGGAGCACTCAACCCCGCATTGAATGGAGGTGTTGCCTTACCTGCTGCCTTACCGGGAGCACTTGTCGCAGCCGCAACGGGAGCAGCTCAAATCGCAGTAATTGCAAAGAGTCGTTTCAAGAGCGGAGGAGCTTCAACGCCTCCCGGCCCGTCAGGAGGAGGAGGAGCCGCAGGGCCACCAACCCCCACAGCCCCACAGCTCGACCTCGGATTCTTAGGAGGTGGAGCGGGTCAGGATGGATTCAGAACGTATGTAATCGCTTCAGAGGTTTCTAACTCTCAGCAAGCAAATCAAAAAATTAACGACCAAGCAGCACTTGTAGGATGAACATAATAGAACTAATAATCGATGAAGAAGCGGAACTCTACGGAGTGGATGCTTTGTCATTAGTAGAACACCCCGCTATCGAGTCCGATTGGGTAGCGATGAAGTCCCAAGAGTTTACTTTCAAAACTCAGGACGAAGAGAAGCGCATCGTAATGGGTGCGGCTCTCATTCCCGATAAACCTATCTACCGCAAAAGCGAAGAAGAGGAGTATTACGTGTACTTCTCCAAGAAGACCGTCCGACGGGCTATGGAGTTATACTTCAAAAACGGTAACCAAGCCAACGCCACCCTTGAGCATGAACACACCATCAACGGTTTGCACCTTGTAGAGAGTTGGATAGTCGAAGGAGAGCAGGACAAAAGCCGTATGTATGGACTTGAAGTCCCGGTCGGCACTTGGATGGTTTCAATGAAGGTCGAGAACGATGCTATATGGGAGAAGTTTGTGAAGGAGGGCAGCGTCAAAGGCTTCTCGATAGAAGGGTATTTCGCAAACAAGTTTGAACTCTCTCAACAGAAACCCATCACAAGCGATTTAGAGCTTCTTACAGACATCGAAAAGGAACTAGCAATAGATTACCTAAAAAATCGCATTACGAGTAAGGATTGACCCCTCTAAATCGTTATTAATACAAATCCCAGAAGATGAATCTAAAAGAACGCATCTCCGACCTCTTCGAAAAGTACAGCGTAGAACTCGCTGTCGAAGAAAAGGAGGAAGAAGTTTCGCTGATGGCTACCGCCATTCTAGAAAGCGGACAAGAAATCATGACCGACGCAGACGCTTTCGCTGTCGGTGTCGCTGTTTTCGTTATGAATGACGAGAACGAACGTATCCCTCTTCCAGACGGAGAGTATCAACTCGAAGACGGCTCTACGCTCGTCGTCGCTGAAGGTACTGTCTCTGAAATGAAAGACGCTGAAGCTCCCGCTGAAGCTCCCGCTACAGAAGTGGAAGAAGTAGTCGAAGAAGTCGAGGCATCAGTTGACATGATTACTCGTGAAGATGTTGCTTCTATGATTGCCGACGCAGTAGCTGAAGCAAAAAAAGAAATCTCTCTTCAGATTGAGGAACGTGACAAAAAAATCACCGAACTCAGCAAACAAACCACCAAGACAATCTCTCGTGCTCCCAAAATGGAAGTTGCGAAGGCTGTCGACCTTTCTAAGTTATCAATCAAGGATCGCGTTGCCGCTATCCACAATCAATTCTCTCTATAATGGCTAATGCTACAGTTGGAGTCGGCACTTACGCTGGCGAAGCGGCTCGTCCTTACGTCGCTGCTGCGGTTTTGTCTGCTGACACTATCGCAAATGGTTATATTTCTGTACTTGAAAACGTACATTCAAAAGCAGTTTTGCGCAAGTTCTCCGGAGCTGCAATTCAGTTGAATGACGACTGCGCGTTCACGACTCCGGGTTCTGACCAATTGACTTTGGGTGAAGCGGTTCTTGATGCTGCGGCTTTGAAAGTCAACGAGCAAGTTTGCAACGCAGACCTTCGCGCAACTTGGGAATCTGCCCAAATGCGAGGACAGTCTTCAAACGCTCCTGCTGACTTTACAACTTTTGCTGCTCAGTATGTAGCTGCTAAGGTTGCTGAAGGAATCGAAAACAACATCTGGCACGGAAAGTACGACCACACGGACGGAGCTACCGGAACGGGAACTTATCAGTCTTTCGCAGGTTTGATGGCCGCTATCGTAGCAGCTACACCGGGCGAAGAGGATTTGTTGACGGGTGTAACCACATCAGCTAACATCTTGGGTCGCATTACTGCTTTGGCTGTGCCAAACGTAATCGCCGGAGACCCTGAAACAAAGCTCTTCATGAGCCGCGCGATGAAGCAGTTGTATTACACAGCTCTTGCAGGAACGCAGAACCTTCCTTTCATCGCTGAAGGACAAGCTAACTTCTTCCAAGGTTATGACATCATCACTCCTGCGGGAATGCCTGACGACACTTTCTTGTTTGCTCAGAAGTCGAATTTGTACTTCGGTACTAATTTGTTGACAGACCATATCAACGCTTCTGTTTTGGACTTGCAAGGTGTAACGGGTGACGATGTGACTCGTGTCATCATGCAGTTCTCAGGCGGTTGTCAAATCGTTGACGCTGCTGCCATCGCTGTAGCTCGTCGCTCATCCTAATTTGAACGGGAGGGGTTTCGGCTCCTCCCTTTAATTCCTCTATCACATGGCTTGTACATTAACAATCAACGGCAGGGCGTTTCCCTGCAAGGATAAAATCGGAGGAATCAAGCGCGTTTGGATTAAGCAATTCGACGCGACTGATTGGGGGACTATTACGGCGGGCGTAGTTGCTGCGGGAACTGCAATCACGGTCTTCGGTTTCGAACTCACAAAGAACTCAGGTTCATTTCAACAAGCGGTAACCGCTTCAATGGAGAACGGAGTTGTTTTCTACTCTCAAGTTCTTGAGATGACTATGCCAAACCTCATTGCAGCGGACAACGTAGAAGTTGCCGATTTGCTTAAGGGGCGTTTGACAATCATCGTTCAAGATGTCAATGATAACTATTTCGCGATGGGTAGCACTCAAGGGGCTGAAGCCTCTGGAGGTACTATCGGAACGGGAACGGCAAAAGGAGACCTCAACGGGTATCAATTGCAGTTTACCGCAGAAGAAGCTATCCCTGCTCCATTTGTTGCATCTGACGACGCGAATATCACGTTCACGGCAGGAACTTGATTCTGTTTTTTTGGTTAGGTTCAAAGGAGGGGGAGGGCAGTTTGTCCTCCCTCTTTTAGTTTAAAATGAAATGATACATCTCAATCCCAACTCAGCCACCGAGCAGACTGTCTATCTCACTCTTCAGGAGATGAAGAAAGACTTTGCTACGTTCGCGAATTATCTCGTACTTTTCCAGAGCATGGCAAGCCGCGAAGATTACTATTTCATCGGAGACGTTGCAACGGACAACGCGAGATACACCGCGCTCTCTATTTTTACTAACGTCGACGATGCTTTGAACGGGAATATTTTATTGGAAGAATCCGGTCAATACTTCTATAAAGTTTGGGGGCAGAACTCAACGACTAACCTCGACCCAACCGACGCAACTGTTATCGCACTCATCGAAGAAGGGACTCTTGATGTAACGGGAGCAGTTGGCTACAACATCCCAACTATCGACGTACCCGATAACGTTATCTACTATCAGTAATGGATATATTAAAACTCAGCCAATATCAGGAGAGGAGTTACGCGGAAAGCGCAAACTCAAAAGGCTTCGTGAACTACGGGGACGACAACCTCTTCCCGCAGTACCTCATTGACCTCTTTCACTCTTCGTCCACTCATAACGCTTTAACGACTACCATCGCAACGATGGTCTTTGGAGAAGGTTTCGACGCTACGACTTTGGACGGTCGTTTGGCCTTTGACCAATGGAATCTCAACGACGAGCTTCGCAAGGCTTGCGTTGACTTTCAAATTCAAGGCGGCTTTGCTTTGGAGGTGAATTGGTCACTCGATAGAACGACTATCGCAAACGTCTCTCACCTTCCTTTTGAGAATATCCGTTCGGGCTTTGTAAACGAAGACGAGCAGGTAAATTACTACTACTACTCGAAAGACTGGAGCAGCAAGACAGAAGAGGTAGATGAGATTTGCACCTTCGACCCTGAGAGGAAGCTAGACCACCCCACGCAAATTCTGTATGTGAAGCCGTTTTCACCGGGTTCTTTCTACTATCCCAAGCCATGCTACACGGGTTCAATTGACTATATCGAGCTTGATAAGGAGATAGGCAAGTATCACATCAACAATATCAAGAACGGGATGTCCCCGTCTTTCTCTATCCACTTCAAGAACGGTATTCCCCCGCAAGAGGAGAGAAACCGCATCCGAATGGATATAGAGCGACAGATGTCCGGGGCAAGCAACGCGGGGAAGTTTATCGTGACTTATTCCGACGATCCCGAAAGGAAGCCAGACTTTGAGCCGTTCCAATTGTCCGACGCTCACAATCAATATCAGTTCCTCTCTGAAGAGGTAACCGGAAAGATTATGGTAGGACATAGGGTTACGAACCCGCAGATGTTTGGGGTTGCTGTACCGGGTAAATTGGGAGGCGGTGGAGAGCTTGCAGAATCTGCGGAGCTATTCGAGCAAAACGTAGTAAGACCAAACCGAAGAATTGTCGAGGAGACCGTTCAAACACTTTTACGGGCTGCGGGTTTAGATTCCGCAGTTCTTGAGTTGAGCAGTCAAGAGGACGAAGTCAACCTCGATGCATCGTGGGAGCACCTCGACGCATTAGGAGAGGATATAAGCGATGAATGGGAGTTAATAGACGAAAGCCCTGTTGACTATGAAACGGAGGCCGTTAAGGACGCTCTTTGGGCGTTTGCAAGCGTTCCTTCATCCAATCCCAACGGCAAGAGCGAGCAGGACACCGAAATTATCAAGGTTCGGTACGTGTATTCTCCTAAATCGGTACAATCTGACTCGCGCTCTTTCTGCAAGAAGATGGTAGCGGCGAGCAAGGTCTACCGAAAAGAGGACATCGAAGCGGCATCTCTTAGAGCGGTCAATCCCGGACTTGGGAAAGGTGGTTCAAACACCTATGATTTGTTTCTCTACAAAGGAGGCGCACGATGTCACCACTTCTGGAGCCGTCAAACGTACCTGAAGAAGACCAACAAAAAGATATCAGTTAACCAAGCGAAGAAACTGATACGAGAAGCGGGGGTTGATGCTAAAAGATTGCCCACAAACTCACCCAAAGTCGCACAACGTCCCATCGATATGCCCAATGAAGGCTTCGTAAATCCCCGATAATGGCACTACAAGCAGAAGTACTCTTCGTGAATCCCGATTATATTAAGCGGATCACCAACATCAACGCGAGTGTAGAAGACTCTTATCTCGTGCCGTCCGTTATTTTGGCTCAAGACAAGTACATCCAGCTCTATTTGGGGACGGATTTACTCGAAAAGCTGAAGGCTGAAGTCACGCAAGTAGGCGGCCCTACCGGAAACTACGCCGTTTTACTAGATAACTACGTCCGAAAAGCAACGCTTTGGTGGACTATGGTCGACCTCATGCCGTCGCTGTACGTAAAGATTGACAACGGAGGACTCGCCATCCGAGTATCTGAGGATACAACGGGTATCTCTCCCGATGACTTACACCGAGAGACAGAACGCGCACGAACCAACGCTCAGTTCTACACGTTCAGACTGTACAAATACCTCTGTAACAACTCCTCACTCTTCCCAGAGTATTCATCGAATACGGGAGCTGATATGTTGCCGCAACCTGCTGACTACTATCAAAGCGGCTTGAGTATCTCACGCGGTGGAAGCGGTGTCGAAACTGTTGATTTACGTTATCTCTTCAAATGAGAAACAGCAGAGAAAAAAATATTACCCTACTAAAGAAGTTCCTCGATGATTTCAATCGAAACAATACTAACAATACTCCCAAGCCTTCTCGGGATCATAGCGGTATGGGTAAACCTAAACCGAGACATTGAAAAGCTGAAGGGTCGCGTCATCCGAGTGGAGAGCGACAAAGAAGAATTGAAACAGATGATGAAAGAAGTCATCGAGTCAGTTCACAAAATTGAACTCTTACTCGCAAAGCGATGAGGTACTTCAAGCTAGAAGAATTTGAGTCACCCGATGAGCCGGGAACGGGGTGCATGATGTGTCCTGATTTCTTAGAGCTACTCGATGAGGCCAGAGACTACGCGGGGATTCCTTTTGTTATAACGTCGGGCTTTAGGTCGGTGGAATATAACCGCGAGCTAATAGAGCAGGGATTCAGCGCATCTAGGAACTCAACCCACCTCATCGGATTGGCCGCTGATATACGTGTACGAAACTCCTCCGAGCGTTGGATAATCCTTGACGCTCTTCTCGAGGTTGGCATCACGAGGATAGGAATCGGAAACGGTTTCATACATTGCGACGCTGACCCACTTAAAGAGAACCATATCATTTGGACATATTAAATCCCTGAAAAGATGTCGCAGTTTCGCCCTCGTTTAAGTCAGCAACAATACAAAGCTCTCGAGAACCTACGGGCAAACGAACGGCGAATACTTGTGATTGGGGACTTGCATTGTCCGTTTGAATTGGAGGGTTATTTGGAGCATTGCTTGGACACATATGACCGCTTCAATTGCAATCAAGTTATATTCATTGGTGATATAATTGACAACCATTATTCAAGCTATCACGAGACAGACCCGAACGGGATGGGAGGAGGCTACGAACTCAATCAAGCCATCAAGCACGTTGCAAAATGGGCTGAGGCTTTTCCCGTGGCTGATGTGATCATCGGCAACCATGACCGTATAATCATGCGCAAGGCGTTTAGCTCCTCCGTCCCGAAGGAATGGATAAAGGACTACAACGACGTTCTCGGTACTTCATGGAATTGGGTCGAGCGCATTGAGTACGACGGAGTACAATACTGCCACGGGGAAGGCGGGACAGCAAGAACCAAAGCGAAGAACGATATGCAGTCCACCGTCCAAGGTCACGTCCATACACAAGCCTACATTGAATGGATGGTCGGAAACAACTTCAAGATATTTGGGATGCAAGTTGGATGTGGAGTTGCTGCAAACAGCTACGCGGCAGCATATGCTAAACACTTCAAACGTCAGGCGATTGGATGCGGGGTTGTAATTGGAGGCCACACGGCCATAAATATTTTGATGAATTTATAAGATGGAAAGGAAAGCACTCAAAGACACCAAGCTCGGAGCATGGTTTAGAAACAAAGCCCCACAAGTATTTGAAGCGATCGGAGAGGTTATTCCCGACGGCGGCGCACTCCAAGCAATAGGAGCGTTGATAGATGCTTCGACAGAGAGCGAGGAGGAAAAGAAACAAGCCCGGATGTTACTCATTGAATTGGAGAACGAAGACCGAGCAAGCGCACGACAAAGGGAGGTGGATGTGACAAAGGTCACGGGAAAGCGCGACTGGATGCAAGCCATCGTCGGTATCGCTGCGATGACTATCGGGGTCGTCATGGTCATTTGGGCGATGACGGGCATCCAAGACAAAGAGGTATTCTTCCACATACTCGGATTTGCTGAAGGGACTCTCGTGGGTCAAGTGGTGAATTATTATTTTGGTTCTGCTAAATCCTAGAGTATCTTCGTTTCAGCCTTTTCGTTGGGCTTATCTGTTTTTGTTTGGGAGGGGGATCTGAAAGGGTCTCCCTTCTTTTTTCTCTGTTTTCTGTAAAATAGTTTGGTTATTGGAAAATAACGTGTAGATTTGTGACAACAAAAAACACAGATATGGAACACCACACAATTGAATTAAGCGAGAAGACATGGCTCGAAATCGAGTACGAAGTTGACGCAGGAGTTGAAGGGTCTTATCACGAAGCCCCATCGAATCCCTTTATCAGCATTCAATCTTGTATGCTTTGCCAATTCAACGGCAAGCAAGAACACAAAGTCGAGTTGTACGGAATAGACGACACGCTCTTCCCGGTTGACTTCGATATGATTGAACACATCATCGAAGAAGAGTTGCGGAAATGAAGCAACTCAAATCAACAACCGTTGACTTCTATTGTTACGCTATGCTGCAATACGAAGATGACGAATTGAACAGATACCTCTTCGACTTGCAAACGGCATTTGATGCCATCGAGAAAAGAATCACGGAACTTCACAAACAACAATCAGAGCAATGAAACGAAACCACTACATCTGCGTGCAATCCTCGGTAACGGAGAACCCCGCTTCGAATTACAATGATTTCGCAAATAACCTTCGGGATCACAGAGACTTTGAAGATGCATGGGAAGACTTCAAGCGTCAAATCGTTAAAGCCCGGACGAAATGAGCAAGCTATCCACCTGCTGCGGAGCTTCAAAGAAAGGAGACGTAGAAATCTGCTCTTCTTGTTATGAGTGGGCAGACTTCGAAGAAGAAGACATCGAGGGAGTACGTGAGTACGCTCTAAAGCTTCTCAGTACATCAAGCCTACGTGATGAGGACGACGGTCTAGAGGATGAGATAAGAGAAACAACACCAACGGAGGAGCGATGGGATGAAATCTTCTTGCGGTTGCGATCTCACCAACTGCGACCGATAGACCTCCCTAATTTTAATCAAACAGAATTCAGCCAATCTTACAAGGAGAGCGGCCTTTAACTGCATAAAACAAAACAGATGCAACCAGTAAACGCGAAAAGCCTATTCCACGCGCTTTGTCAAACCCTTGAGAAGTTAGATCGCGAAGAAATTAACGTAACTCAAGCGGCGGCATTTTCGAAAGTCGTAAGTCAATGCACACAGCTCTTGAATTACGAATTGAAACGAGCCGCATTGATGACGAACGAGGACTTTAGGAAAGAACACCGGAATCTTGAGAGTAAGAACTTCGATAGCTTACCGCAATGACAGAGAAAGAAAAAGAAGAATGGCTCTGTAATTACGATCGAAGGATATCAGCATATGAAAATCAAGAATACGAAAACACACTAACGATATTGCAAGAAGAGTGTGATGAGGAGGAAGCGATATATTTGGCGTTATCATTTCTTCAAGAGAAGCTCAATATACGAGTCAAGATTTTAGAGAGGATGCGGGATCTATACCGAAAAAACAGCCTTGAGACATTGAGAAAACACGAGAGAGAATGGTTCATAAAGCAGAATATTAAACGAGGGCGTATTTACTATTTGAACTTTCGAAGAGAAGAGCGTCTTTTCAGCTACCCATACTATCGGCTGAATATTTCTCGACTTAAAAAAAGCTCGAAAGAAGTAAAATATCTTGATAAATGGGAATTGAAGTACATACCAGAATGGATAGATTGGAAGAAAGGACAAAACCCTTACATTCTTACAAATCATTCAAGCGGTAGAATCGTTCAGTTTCTCGGAGAAGATGGTAAATACAGCACGTATAACTCGTGGGATTACGAAACAAAAGAGAATTTTTAACTCCATAAAACCTAACAACATGGAAACGAGTAAAATCAAGTCGATTGACAAAACCGACAACACTTGGACTGGACAGTCCGGAACGATGTACGACTACACGGTCTGCATGGAAGACGGCACAGAAGGAACGGCGGCAAGCCCCAACCCAGAAAAACCACCTTACGACGTAGGTGATGAGGTCGAATACAATAAGACCGTGAACAATTGGGGGACGAAGCTCAAGATTAAGAAAGCGGGCGGATTCTCACAAGGGGGTGGATTCAAAGACAACGCCGAAACAACGAAGCGCATCGGTGCGAGTTGGGCAATCGGTTTGGCTATTCAACAAGAGAGCGATCCGGAGAAGATTATCGAAGCCGCTGAACACCTCATCAACTTGCGTGATGCACTAATGTCGAAGCTATGAACAGATACAGATGGACTTTAAACGAAGAGAAGTTGCTCGTTGAGATGGTGAATATAACCTGCGAGAAACAAACCGGACGCATTGACTGGACTCTCATGAGGCCAATCGGTAACCATACACTAGCCGCAATGCAGACGCGATGGAGTAAGAACTTGAAACCGGAATATACTTACAGCGGAAAGAAGTACATCCTAAGCGAGCAGACCACATCGAAGGTATCAACACCTAAGAAGAAGAGAGAACGTTCAAAGAAGACCCCTCAAATCAAGTCTGTGAAGATATCACGCTCCTTTCTTTGGGGGGCTATCAAGTACGAGCGTTATGAATAACCTTAAAATTTTCCTTTTAAGGAACTACGGCTCTATGAAAAACGTAGGAGAGGAGCTTCGATTGAACGAGGCAACCGTTCGGAGTTGGTGTGAAGCCCGACCGCGTAACATGATGAAGTATCTTCCAGAGATTTCAAAGCAATGCGAGGCAACCTTTGCGGAGATCATCGCCGAAGTCATGGAGCGCGAGAGCGAATTAAACCCTTGAGAAAATTGGGAGGGGTCATTCCCTCCCTTTTTTTATCTTTCGCACCATGAAACAGAAATTCAACGGAATTTGGATTCCCGAAGAGATTTGGGAACTCGAAGACCTCAACCCCATGCAACGTATATTCCTTTCCAAAGTCCATGCGCTATCCCAAAAGGACGGTTCGTGTTGGGCAGGTGATGACTTCCTTGCTGAAGCGTTGAGGGTATCACCGCAGTACGTGAGAAAGATGCGGCAAACACTTTGTGAGAGCGAGTATCTGGAATGTCAGGGATACGGACACCAAAGAAAAATGACCATCAACCTCAAGGTGAAAGAAGCAACTACAGTTGCAACTAAGAAAACCAAGAAGCAACCACAGTTGCAAAAGAAGCAACCACAGTTGCAAGACTTGCAACCAGAGGCGCAACTAAAAGCAACCACAGTTGCGAAGAGTATAGACTATACTATAGAACAGAATATAGATAATACTATAGAGGGGGTTTTACTTCCTTTTGATTCTCAAGAATTCAAAGATTCTTGGATCATGTGGAAACAAGAACGCAAAGAGCAAAAAAAGAAACCGTATACTTTGCGCGGAGAACAAGCACAATTACACAGACTACAAAAACTATCAGACAATGACCAACGAACAGCAATCGACATCATCACCTACAGTATCGCACAAGGATACCAAGGACTATTTGCAGAAAGAGGAGCAGGAGCTCCAAAGAAAGGAATACTCACGAGCCAAAGCGACCGAGATAAGCTTGAGGAGTATATCCGAACCGGGTCTATTCAAAGCCAATAACGAGCAAGCGTGGACAGAGGGAACGAATATCAGAACAGCACTCAGAATCCAACCCGAAGCAACACGCGGGGCGGTGATATCTATGGTGAAAAGCGTGTGTGATTTCGTAGAAGCAAAGAAGACTCTCCAAACGCTTACAGATTACGCGCTTTGTGCAGAGACAATCTTCGATTTATTCCCTACATTGAAGCTTGAAGAGTTCCGGCTCATTTGCGACCGTATGAAGACGGGCTATTATGGCAAGTATTACGAGCGTCTCAAGATTCAGGAGTTCCGAGAGTGTATCATTAAGCATGAAGAAGAACGCGCCCCCATACTGGAGAGAATCAATAGCCACATCACACGCGGCAGCGATTCCGACCGTGTCGCGTTTGAACCGCAATCGATGGCAGACCTCCGAAGGAAGCGCGACCCACTACACATACCCGGATTAAATGAGCCTAAGCAAAGCAAAGAAGAAACTTGACACGGTATTCTCGCAGTTCATCCGTTTACGTGGATGCAATGACGAAGGATGGGGGAACTGCTTCACTTGTGATCGCTTAAAATTTTGGAAAGAGGTCGACTGCGGCCACTTTATCACACGGGCGAAGATGTCCACGCGATGGATGGAAACTAATTGCCAATTCCAATGCAAGCAATGCAACATGAACGGAGGGCAGCAGTACGTATTCTCGAAGAAGCTCGACGAGTTTCACGGAGAAGGAACAGCAGAAGCCATCCTGATAGCAAGCAACCAGATGCGCAAGTTTTCCGTCCATGAGTTAGAAGAGATGTATCAATACTATAAAGAAAAAGTCGATGAGATTAAAGAGTCGCGGGGCATGGGATGAGTTCCTCACACGGAACTACTCAAAACTCTTATTCACCGCCCGTAAATGGACGGCTGAACCGCGCGACCTTGTACATCACACGTATCTCCGATGTATAGACAAACGCTTCCCAAGCGATGAAGATGAAAACCCACTAGGGTATTTTATTAAAGCTATGTACAACGAAGCCACACGAGGACAATTCAAAACGATATATCAGATAATAGATGCTATCCCCGAAGAAAAAGAAACAGAAAGCGATTGGACGAAAGCCATCCAAAGAGAACAAATGCAGCTTATCCTCGACCGCCTCAGTTGGTTCGACAGAACAGTCTTCGGACTATATCTGCAAGGATGGAACATGGCTGACCTATCTCGACGGACTGGGATTGGAGAGTCAGTTCTTTATCGCTCAATACACGAGTCTAAAAAAATCCTGAAAGATGTTCTTCGTCACCGGACAAAAGAGGAATGATCGCCTCGCTATCTGCAAGAGCTGCGAACACTTCGTTCAATCGACGAAGTCATGCGGGCCATTGCTAACGGAAGCCTTCACAGACTCCAAACTCTGCGGATGCCATATGCCGACAAAGACACGGCTCAAAGTAGCCTCGTGCGAACTCGGTAAATGGGAGGCCGAAATAACAGCCGAGGATATCGACGAGATCCAAACCTTCCTAAAAACAGAAAACCAATTCAGAACCAACGGCCAATTGGCGAAACTATACGCCAAAGCAACCGGAACAAACCAAAAGCCATCGAGCTGCTCTTCATGTAATAGAAGGATGCTCGAGGAACTTCAAAAACTAGTAAACGATGCCAATAGGTAAACCCAACGGAAAAGAGAACCAGTATCAATTCATGAATCGATGCATGACGAGCGTAGTCGGAAACAGAGATTTTCCCAACGAAAAACAACGCTGCGCGGTATGTGCTAAAATGTGGGCTGATTATATCACAACGAAAGAGCAATGAGCTACACCCAAGCAGAACGGAAAGAGATAGCGGACAACATCCGTGAGTTCTTAAAGCAAGAAAAGAAGGAGGAGTTCTTCATGATGAAAAGAGGCAGAGAAGAACACCTTGTCAAGCGTGAAAACAATTTAACTTGGTACGATCGCGACCGTCTAGAGAATGTCGCACGAGATGTAGAAGGACGGATAACACATTTTGAAGGATGAAAGTTCTTGAATTATTTGCGGGCAGCCGAAGCATCAGTAAAGCGGCAATAGCTCAAGGACATGAGACTTTTAGCCTTGATTTAAATCCATTTGAAGGAATCGACTACGTTTGTGATATTCTGATGCTTGACATAAATCAAATACCGTGGCAACCTGATATGATTTGGGCATCGCCCCCGTGTACTGGTTTTTCAGTTGCGGCAATCGGACATCATTGGACAGGTGGAAAGAACGCATATATTCCAAAAACAGACACAGCAAAACTAGGAATGCAACTTCTTAGAGAGACGCTTCACGTCATTGATTGGTTTCAGCCGAAGGTCTGGTTTATTGAGAACCCACGAGGGCTAATGAGAAAGATGCCGGAACTTGAAGGATATAACCGACATACTGTTACATATTGCCAGTACGGTGACACCCGTATGAAGCCGACAGATATTTGGACAAACTCTAAAACATGGCAACCGAGAGCGATGTGCAAGAACGGATCTCCTTGTCACGAAGCAGCTCCAAGAGGAAGCAAAACAGGAACGCAAGGACTCAAGGGAAACTTCGAAAGAAGTAAAATCCCGGAAGACCTTTGTTCTGAGATTATAAACACCGCATCTTTATCCATATGAGAGCAGCACGCAAAGCACTACTACACGCAAAGAATTTCATCCTGATAACTGATAACTCGCAGGTTCTGCGTCTCCATGCCGGAGATGATCCCGCGACGCTTCTACTCACAATGGCCGTACATAATGAAGAATTCCGATACCTCCTTGAAGCCGTCCTCAACCAAGCTAATGAAACTCTCGACGCTGAAAGCGAATCCGACGAACCCTCGGATAATTAAAGACGAGAAATTCCAAAAGCTCGTGAAGAGCATTGAGGAGTTTCCGGAGATGCTCGAAGCCCGTCCTATCGTCGTCAATCCAGAGATGGTTGTGATCGGTGGGAATATGAGATTCAAAGCGTGTAAAGCCGCAGGACTAAAAGAAGCACCCGTCTACATGGCAACATGGGGAGAGACGAAAGACAGAGAGTTCATCATCAAGGACAACGTAAGCTCAGGAGAGAACGATTTTGATGCCTTAGCAAACGAATGGGATGCAACAGAGCTGAACGAGTGGGGTCTTGATGTATGGAACCCCGAAGAGGAGAAAGAAGAAACGGAAGAGAAAGTGAAATGTGAATTATGCGGTAAGTAATGGAAGCAGTTAAAACCAACACATCCAACACTAAAAAAGAGGAGATGCTTGACGCTCTGGAAAGGTCGCTTGGTATTGTATCCACAGCGGCGAAGATGGTGTCGATAGACCGTTCTACTCACTACGCTTGGATGAAGGCTGACACGGACTACAAGAAAGCCGTGGAGTCTATTCAAGACAGCGTCCTCGACTTCGCAGAATCCCACCTCTATAAGCTCGTGAAGGAAGGCAACCCCGCAGCGACTATCTTCTTCTTGAAGACCAAAGGCAAAAAGAGAGGGTATATAGAACGGCAAGAGATAGAGATACAAGAGAAGAAGCCCCTCTCATGGTTAGATGAGTAAACTAGCTGCAACATATTACCACGTTCGGAAATCAAAGGCACGTATCCAGGTCCATCAAGGCGGAAGTCGTAGCGGAAAGACTTTCAGTATCCTCACGGCTCTCATAGAGCTTTGCCATAAGAACACCGGACTGGTCATCACGATATGTCGCAAGACGTATCCTGCCCTTCGTGCTACCTCGATGCGGGACTTCTTCGAGATCCTCAACAAAGAGGGAGTGTACAACGTAGAGCTTCACAATAAGAGCGAAGGAACCTACCAACTATGGGGCAACCTCGTAGAGTTTATATCGGTCGACCAACCGCAAAAGGTCAGAGGACGAAAGCGGGAGATACTCTTCATAAACGAAGCCAACGAACTCAGTCTCGAAGACTGGAGGCAGCTTATGCTCAGAACCACCGAGCGAACAATTATAGACTTTAACCCATCAGACGAATTCCATTGGATATATGAGCAAGTCATCCCACGAGAAGACGCGGACTTCTTTCAAACAACGTACAAGGACAACCCCTTCCTTCCGCAAAGTGTGGTCATGGAAATCGAACGATTTAAAGACGTGGATGAAAACTTCTGGAGAGTCTACGGACTCGGAGAAAGAGGGGCATCACAAGCGACCATCTTCACCCATTGGAAAGAAATAGACCAGATACCAAATGAATACAAACTCCTCAACATCGGGCTTGACTTCGGATACACGAACGACCCTACAGCAGTTGTCAGAATCTACACCGACGGACACGGATTTGCCGTTGACGAAATCTGCTACGCGACAAGACTCACTAATTCAGATATCGCTAAAATGCTCCGAGATAACGGAGTCGATAGAACGGATGTTGTCATCTGTGACAGCGCAGAACCCAAGAGCATCGACGAGATACACTCTCACGGATTCAACACTCACGGAGCAAGGAAAGGACGTGACTCAGTTAGAAGCGGAATCTCATTCCTACACTCTCGCCCGCTTGCGGTCACTTCTCGGAGTGTCAACCTCATCAGAGAGCTACGGAACTACAAGTGGAAAGAAGACAAGAACGGCAAGCAACTAAATGAACCCGTCGACTCTTTCAACCACGCAATCGATGCGATGAGATACGGGATCACATGGAATCAAACCAACCCCAACTTCGGGTCGTATGCTATCGGGTAAGGAAATCAACAAGAACAAGTTAATAAGACATGGAACTCAAGCTCCCTCATAGATGGTCTGACCTCTCACTCGGTGAACTCCAAGTGATGATGACCTCAGAGAATCCCCTTGAACGGGTATCCGCTTGCTCCGGTAAGTCTATCGAACAACTACGGAAGATGCCTCAGAAGCTCTTAGAAGCCGCAGGAGAGCATATCGACAACCTACTCACCCAAGAGACTGCACGATTCGAGAAAGTCCTTGAAATGGACGGAAAGCGATTGGGCTTTATTCCCGATTGGGACGCATTTACAGCGGGGGAATGGATAGACCTTGAAACCTACCTCGAAGACTTTTGGAAGAACGCTCACAAAGTCATGGCAATTCTCTACCGTGAGGTGACCTATGAGCTTGGAGAGAGCTACGAGATAAAGAAGTACACAGCCAAAGAAGACGCTTCTGTATTTGAGGAGATGCCTGCGGACTTAGTATCGGGAACGCTGCTTTTTTTTTGGACTACCAGAAACGAACTGCTGCATTCTATTCAGTCCTCTTTACTTCGGGTGGCGGAGGAAGCGACCCGGTTGGCGAAAAGTGGGGATGGTATCACATCCTCTATACCCTCGCAGGCGAAAACGTCCTCAAGATGGACTCGATTACGTCGCTACCTGTCCAAGTTGTTTTCCAACACCTCGCATATTTAAAAGACCGCGCTGCACATGATCACGTTCAATAACATAGTCGAGAGATTCGAAATCTTCGCAGAGAATCACTTCTTCATCAAGAGCTTCTCCTTTGGCTCTCCCGATGATGTAGACCTCTCTAAGTTCGAGGAGTTCCCGTTGATGCATCTCGTTTATACGGGAGCGACATACGACGCGGGAACAAAGACATACAACCTCGAGGTGTATATCCTCGACGTACCTCACGACAAGAAAGGAAAGGTAATCCCACAAAAGGAAGCCATCTCCGATTCTGAGCAATGCGCTGAAGACATCATTGCTGATATCAAGATGGGTGGAAACATCT